GATGGTGCTGGTGAAATTGAAATGAAGGAACTACCTGCAGCAGAAATTGATCAAGAGGACTGTGACAGCTGCAAGATCTGATATAAATAACACTGCGTGAGCGAGTCATGATTATTTTCATCTTAAAGGGGGATAATCATGACTGTCCACAAAATACGTTTAGCAGAATTGCTAAACCTTTATGATATACTTCAAATAGAAAAAGAAAGCTTTGATGTTAACGCTAAGGTAAGCAAAAACGAAGCTGTTAGAGCTATACGTTCTAAAAAAATCTATGTACACCTAAATTCTATTGATGTAACTTCTTATATTTGGGTTGATACAGATTATAAAAAGAAAACTGCATACATTCATAGTATAGCTACAGGAAGACCTTTCAGACGCAAAGGTCATGCTAAAGAATTAATGATTTTTATGCTTGATTTATTAACAGAACACGATATAATTACATGTGGTTTGCATGTGTATACTACAAACAAGCATGCTATTACATTATATAAATCTTTGGGTTTTGTAAAACTTGACTTCATAGAAAATCGTTATGAGAAAAATCAGAACGCTTACTACATGGAAAAAAGTTTAAAAGAACAACAATAAGGAAACCAATGTCCGTATTTTCAGATAAGCAAGTCGATAGCACTAAAGAAACAGCTTTCTTTGGACAACCTGTAAACATTGCACGTTATGACAAACAGAAGTATTCTTTTTTTGAGAAGTTAACTGAAAAGCAAAACGGATTTTTCTGGCAACCACAAGAGATTGATTGCCTACGAGACTCAAAGGACTTCAAGGGTCTCACTCCTCACATGCAGCACATCTTCACTTCTAACCTGAAGCGTCAAATCCTTTTGGACTCTGTGCAAGGTCGTGCTCCTGTAACTGCATTCCTTCCTATCTGTTCTATTCCTGAACTAGAGACTTGGATCCTCACATGGTCCTACTTTGAGACCATTCATAGTCGATCCTATACACATATCATTCGTAATGTATACTCTGATCCATCAAAAGTATTTGATGAGATGCTTGACATTAAAGAAATTGCAGAGTGTGCTAAAGACATCAGTAAGTATTATGATGATTTGATCGGGTGGAATAAAATGCTTCCTGGTTATTCAAATGCAACTCAACCATATCTTCATAAGAAAGCTCTATGGCTCTGCCTCAATGCAGTCAATGCACTAGAGGGCATTCGTTTCTACGTATCGTTTGCCTGCTCATGGGCATTTGCTGAAGTAAAGAAGATGGAAGGTAATGCAAAGATCATCAAGCTTATTGCTCGTGATGAGAACCTTCACCTAGCCTCTACACAAAACCTAATCAAGTTACTACCAAAGGATGATCCTGACTTTGCTCAGATCAAAGTAGATTGTGCAGCAGAAGTAGAAAAGATCTTTGCTGACGTTATCAATCAAGAGAAGGCTTGGTCACGTTACCTATTCAAGGACGGTGCTATCATTGGACTAAACGAGAAGTTGCTTTGCGACTACGTTGACTTCATTGCCGACAAGCGTATGAAGACCGCTGGTGTCACTTCTAACATCAAGAGCAATGCTAATCCACTACCTTGGACACAAAAGTGGATTGCAGGCTTTGATGTACAGGTAGCACCACAAGAAACAGAGATCACTAGTTATGTGTCAGGTGGAGTCAAACAAGACGTAGATGCCTCAACATTCAAAGGATTCTCTCTATGATAGAACGTATTTTTGTAGAATCGTATATTCAAAATATAAAGAGCCGTGAAGATGCTTGCTGGATGATGTCTAAGGTTTTTCTAGAAAATAAAGATGCTCACGGGTTACATGATATGGGAGTTGAAATACAAGCTTTGCAAAGAGCCAAAAGTGAACTGGAGAAATTACTTGAAACTGAAGTTCATACAATATTTTATGAGTGTGGCGACACTAACAGCTGATCTATCTTACGCAGAAAGACTTAAGGTTGGTTCTGTTATAGTTAAAAATAAACGTATTCTATCTATAGGCTACAATGGTATGCCTGCAGGATGGGATAACTGTTGTGAAGCTCCTGTATATTCAGGTGATATAAAACTAAAAGAAACTGTAACTAGACCTGAAGTCATTCATGCTGAAGCAAATGCTATTCTAAAATTAGCAGCATCAAATGAATCTTCTGTAGATACTATAATGTTTATTACTCATGCACCTTGTATGAACTGCGCTAAACTTATCTATCAATCAGGAATAAAACAAATCATTTATAAATACCCCTATAGAGATACAACGGGATCTGATTTTCTTATAAAAGCAGGTGTCAATGTTTTTCTCTATGATGATTTAATCAACAATAAGAAAAATATTGGGGTAGTTAAAGATGAGTGATTGGATTCTTTGCAACGTATGTGAGTCTGAGTATAAGGTGATCACAACTAATCCTATGGAAGCTGTACAATGGTGCCCCTTCTGTGGATCGGAAACAGAAGAAAGCCAAGAAGAAGAATCTGACTACGAAGAAGAATAGTGTCCTATGACAATCCCTGGATGTGGCAGGGAGCACCGTTCACTTCTGAAATGGTAGAAGATTATCAAGGCTTTGTTTATCTTATTACAAATAAACTCACAGGTCAGAAATACATTGGCAAGAAGTTCTTTATCTCAACTTCTAGAGTCAAGGTAAAGGGTCGTACCAATCGTAAGATAGTCAAGAAACAATCTGATTGGCAAAAGTATTGGTCCTCATCAAATGCTGTTAAAGCTGCTATTGCTGAGTATGGATCAGACAATTTCAAACGAGAAATACTTTATCTCTGTATAAATAAAACACAATGTTCTTACTATGAGCTGAGAGAACAAATAGACAGAAGAGCGCTTGAGTCTTCTGACTACTACAATGAATTAATTTCTGTTAAAATACATAAGTCAAAGCACCTTTGTCTATGATGACTGATGCCTGACCTTTGTTATCTTTTGTTATTACGTAACAAGGGAGAATAGAAATGAAGATCATATTAGCAGTCCTTTCTATCTTAATAATAAACCCACAAGAACATCCAAAGTTTTCTCCAGATAAACCTTTTGAGACAGATGCTCCAAATCCTTTCAAGGATAGATCTGACTGGAAAGTTGACTTAGAAGCTTCAAGAGACATTACCAAAGACGTTTCTCTTACGGCGTATTATCTAAGAGAGGGCTCCAAGGAAAAAATGTTTGGGCTAGAGATAAAAAAAACGTTCTGACCGGTTGTGTTTAATTCCATATATGCTATTATGAATTATGGAAATGAAAAAGGAAACACAAATGACCGTCGTAAAGGTTTTTCACATCTCCCCGAAAGAAGATTTCTCGGGTGTTGAGCGTAAGCATATTGCCAACGTTCGGATCAATGAAGACTTGTTCCCGAATTATGAAGCTGCTCTTGAGTTTGCTTATAGCAAGACTCAGAACATCTTTGGTTCTTGGTCGATGGGTTCTCGGATCCCCGACGGGTTCGGTGACTTCATTGACAATGGCGACTTTAGCACTACTGTTGACGTTATGGCTCCGCTGCGTATGTACAATGGTCGTCCTATGGGTCATCGGTCCTCGATGCCCAATGATGAGTTTGAGTACAAGGGTGTTCTTTATCGGTGTGCCATGATGGGCTTTGATCTGGTGGAAAGTCATGAAGAAGCATAATCCCATCGCCAAAGATCTTCGCACTCCGAAGTATAAGGTTCGGGTAGTGAAGTCCAAGAAGACTTATTGTCGTAAGTGTGTTGCTAAAACCTTGAAGGAGACTATATAATGATTAGAGCTAAGGAACAACCTACTGAGATCGTCATTGACATTACAGGTCCTGACGGCAACGCTTTTGCACTCATGGGCTATGCCCGACGTTTCTGCAGCGACCTCGGTATGGATTCTGGTCCTATTATCACGGATATGATGTCTGGTGACTATGAGAACCTCCTGGAGGTCTTTGACCGTAACTTTGGATCTTTTGTGGTCCTAGAACGTTAATATAAATAACTATGCCACGTGGCATTAACTATGGAGTCTACTATGAATTTTCTCAGCATTCTTTCATTCCTAGAAGGTAAGAAGACATATATTACTGCTTTTCTTACTGCTGCTCTAGGTCTAGCGCAAGCATTCGGGTATGCAGCCCCAGCTTGGGTGTATACCATCCTAGCCGCTGCTGGTGTTACAACTGTACGCCTAGCAATCGCTAACGCTTCTAAGTAAAACAACACCCCTCAGGCGTGCCGTCGAAAGAGGCAGCTCAATACCGAGGGGTTACTATTGGTTTGGACACCTAATAGTCCCGTGAGAGGTCATGGTCAATCTCTCTTTTTTATCAACCATGGAGATATTTTATGAAGGCAATGATTCTAACTGCAGCTCTACTAGCAGCTGCAACAACTGCTTCTGCTGGTACACTAACAGGTGAAGTGCGTCTCGCTGATACTCGTTCAGATGTCAAGGGTAGCACTGAAGGTTTTCTAAGTTACCGTGCTGATGTACCTGCTTCTTATGCACAGGTTCCCGCACCTTATGTCACTGGATTCGTCTGGGGTGTAGAAGCTACTTCCCTGCAGCCAGAGCATAGTGGTGCCGTCAACACAAAGCTAGTAACTCAAGTTGGTGCCAAGCTCGCTCCAATCAATGGAGTTAAGGTTGTTACCGTCGCTGAACTAGGTGAGAAGTTTCAGCAGGGTCACAACACACCTTTCTGGGGTTCTAGTACAGTAGCTACGTATCCAGTAACTGATCGCCTGTCTGTTGATGCAGGGTTCCGTTACCGTCAAGGTCTACGCAATGCTACTAGAATGAATGAAGATCGCTATAACTTCGGTGCTTCTTATGCAGTCGCTAAGGACACTCGAGTTGGTCTAGAATATTATCGGACCACTGGTACAGCTCATGCTGATGCCATTGGTGTGAAGGTTGCCCGCACCTTCTGATAAGAGTTTCTTCTTACTCTTATAAGAAGATGGCGCACCCGGCGTAAGTGCCCCCTGGAGAAATCTGGGGGGCATTTTTTTTGTTTTTTTTTGAAAATAATGGTTGTGTTATAATCCAGATATGCTATTATTAATTATGGAAACGAAGAAGGAAACGCAAATGACTTTTGAAGCTGCTCTTGAAGCCTACCGTGCTCATCTCGGCGCTGACTACGCCACGTTCACTCAAAGCTGGGTCAAGAAGCACCCTGAGTCTGCTGAGCGGATTGCTGCTCAAAACGAAGAGTGGGTTGCTGGTATCGCCTTTGAAAAGGGTTCCAAGTTCATCAAGGTTGCTATCCCCTCGGGTAGCTCTCGTTCTGCTCACTCCTTCATTGTGATCAAGGAGCACGGTAAGTTCAAGGTTGGTGACATTCTTAAGGCAGCGTCTTGGGCTACTCCCGCTAAGAACTTCGCTCGTGGCAACGTCCTGGAAGGCGACTTTGCTCGCACTCGCTGGGCTGGTTGCTAATTCTTTTGAAAAGAATGGTTGCAATTAAACCTAGATGTGCTATTATGAATTATGGAAACGAAGAAGGAAACGCAAATGACCACTCTTAACGACCGCCTCGCTGTTCTTGATTATACTAAGCTGCTGACTCCTAAAGAACGCACTCGTGCTTATGCAGTCGGTGTCGCTGCTTTTGAGAATGATGAAGACGTAGAAAGCAATCCTTACTCTGTGCAAGATGCTATCTCCTTCGTCCTCTTCCGCACTGGCTGGTATGATGCTCAGTTTGAGTACGAAACCGAACAAGAAGAAGAATACGATCCGATTGAGGACTTCAACTACGTAGGTTCTCGGCATCACTACTAAAAATTCGCTTGACAAAAAAACCAATCTGACTTAGTATTAATCATCAAAACAAATCACTGAAAGGAACTACAAAATGGCTCACGAACTCGAAATTATCAATGGTAAGGCTCAGATGGCTTATGCGGGTGACGTTCCCTGGCATGGCCTCGGCACTAAGGTGCTGCCTGATCTGACTCCTCAGCAGATGCTTGAGGCTGCAGGTCTTGACTGGGAAGTTAAGAAGGTTCCGCTCTTTGCGGATATCGGCACTAAGCGTGTCAAGACAGGTGCTGAGGCTCTCATCCGCAGCAGCGACGATAAGGTTCTGACTATCGTCACGGATACCTGGAATCCTTGCCAGAATGCTGAAGCGTTTGAGTTCTTCAACGACTTCATTTCTGCTGGTGATATGGAAATGCATACTGCTGGTTCGCTCATGGACGGCAAGCACGTCTGGGCTCTTGCGAAGATCAAGGACTCGTTTGAACTGTTCGGTGGTGACACGGTCGAGGGATATCTGCTCTTCTCCAATCCTCACCAGTTCGGTAAGAGCATTGATGTTCGCTTCACTCCCATTCGGGTCGTCTGCAACAATACGCTGACGCTCTCGCTCAACTCTGCTTCTAAGCAGATGGTCAAGGTCAACCACCGCAAGGCGTTTGATGGTGATCAGGTTAAGCAGACTCTCGGCATCGCAGTAGAGAAGCTTGCGAAGTACAAGGAGATGGCAGCGTTCCTCGGTAGCAAGCAAGCATCTAACGAGAACGTAGTGGAATACTTCAATCGGATCTTCCCGAAGACCTCCGACAAGAAGGAAACGTCTAAGCTCGTGGGTATCCCGCACAGCCGTGCTGCTCAACTCGCTATGGATGTTCTGCACACTCAACCTGGTGCGAAGTTCGCAGAGGGTTCTTGGTGGTCTGCTTACAACAGCGTGACTTACCTCACGGATCACCTGCTCGGTCGTTCTGCTGACACTCGTCTGCAAAGCGCTTGGTTCGGTGCTAACCAACAGAAGAAGGTCCAGGCTCTTAACCTGGCAGTCGAAATGGCGGGGGTGGCATAATGCTTGAATGGGTCATCTATAACATCATCATTCCGTTTGGTATCGGAAGTGCTATCGGATTCTTCGGAATGACTCTTTATAATCTTGTGAAAAAGGATCGCTAACATGGTAGATAAGGTTGTCAGGGACGGCATGGTTGCCGTCCTTGTTTCCCGTGGGTTTGGCGCTGGGTGGTCGACTTGGTGCTATGATGATAACAAAGAAAAGTTGATGTACGACCCCACGCTGGTTGAGTTGGTTGAAAGTGATGTTTCTCTAGAAGATATGGCATATTACGTTAGGACTGCATACCCAGATCAATATGTAGGCGGTCTCCAGGGTCTACACGTTGAATGGGTACCGCAAGGCACACGGTTCAGGATAAATGAATATGATGGTGCTGAAACTGTTGAGATCCTAAATCTAGAAACTTGGGAGGTAGCATGATTAGAACTTGCTTTACGGAACGTGTAGTTACTAAGGTCAATGACAATGACTATCCCGAGACCTACTTCAAGGTAGAGTTTCGTGAGAATGGTGAAACCGTTGCTGTACAATCTTATCCAGGTAAGAGTCATTACTTTGTAGAAGAAGTAAAAGACAACTGGCGTAGCGGCATTTTACAACTTGAAACAATCCTTAATGGATAGGATTAAGTGGGCTGCAACTATCTGTATTGTGCTGGCAACTTGTTGTCGGTCAGCAGGTCTTCATGGGTATGATATGGCATTATCATTCTTAGGTGGGACACTTTGGGCGTGTGCTGCGTATAAAATGAAAGACAATGCTTTGCTGACCGTCAACTTATTTTGCTTGGTTATCCTTCTACTAGGATTAATTCCTTCTCGTTTTTAATGGTTGCAATTTATTCTCTCTATGCTATTATGAATTGTGAAAAGAAAGATGAACATGCTTATTCTAACTGACTGTGATGGGGTGCTTCTCGACTGGGAGGTAGTCTTTGATAAATGGATGGCCAGCGAAGGTTACAAGATCAAAGTCGCTGGAGGCTATGATATGGCCGAACGGTATGGTATTACCAAAGCGATGTCGAAGCAACTTGTTCGGGAGTTCAACGAGTCTGAGTACATGGGTAACTTGCCTCCGCTTCGGGATGCTGTTGCATACGTAAAGCGGATCCATCGGGAGAAAGGTTATAGCTTTCGGGTTATCACCAGCTTGTCTCTTGACCCTGTAGCAGGTGCTCTACGGCGTAAGAACCTAGCAGCGCTGTTCGGAGACGCTATTGAGAGCGTTGTCTGCCTTGATACGGGTGCAGACAAAGAGAAGGCCTTAGAGCCCTATCTTGACTCGGGTATGATCTGGATTGAAGACAAGGTTGAGAACGCAGAGCTTGGTGCTGAGATGGGTCTGCATGCCATTCTTATGAAGCACAGTCACAACCAAGACTATGATGGTGCTCAACCTTTGACGCTCGTAGAGAGCTGGAAAGAGATTTATGAAATGCTATAAATAAGACATATCCTATGGAGGTCTTATGCATACATTTCTTTCTTTTCAAAATCTAGAAGAAGGTGTCAATGATCCTGCAAAGCTAAAAGCTATCTTTCTGGCAGGTGGTCCTGGTTCTGGTAAGTCATTTGTTCAAAACCAAGTCAAAGGTGACTTAGGTTTCAAGGTGGTCAACTCAGACGACTTGTTTGAGAAAGGCATGAAGCAACACGGCTTAGATCCTAAGATGCCTCCAGAAGAAGAAGAGGTTCGTGATAAGGTCAGAAAAAACGCCAAAGAGAAAACTAAGAAGCGCCATGACCTTTATACACATGGGCGTCTTGGTATGATTATTGATGGCACAGGTAAGGATCATGAAGAGCTAAGACGCCATTCAGAGCGTCTAAGAGCTTTAGGTTATGACACTCACATGATCTTTGTAAACACCTCTCTTCCTGTAGCCCTTGAGCGTAATAAAAAGCGTCCAAGATCTGTTCCAGATCATATCGTAACCCATGCATGGAATGCTGTACAGAACAACATCGGTCATTTCCAGGATCACTTTGGTTCAGATCACTTTCATATCGTAGACAATAACAAGACAGACGAGAATCTTCTTCATAAGCTCCATAAGCACGTAAGAAAGATTGCTACATCAGCAGTAAGAAATCCTATTGGCAAAAAGTGGATTGAGAGCCAAAAGCCTCGTCCAGTGGTACAAAATTTCACGCCTTGGCAAAAATAATGGTTGTGTTTAATTTCAGTTGTGCTATTATGAATTATGGAAATGAAACAGGAAACACAAAAGATGAAGT